GATATGAATACGACGGCTTATTGCCGCAGGACTGGGCGGAAGTGCTTTTCAGAGATAGCGATTTGTTTGCTGACACGCCCCCTGAATTACAGCTCGAAATGATTCGGTATTTAGCGAAAGACGAGCAATTCAAAGAACTGATCTTGACTCAACTCAACAGCTTTTTATAGGTAAACCGACACCTATCAAGTCGGAATTTTTAGGAGTTTTAAATGGGTTTTATCGCGAAAACGAGCGGCGGCTCTGGTGATTACAAACGCATCCCCGCTGGTGTTTATGTGGCCAGAGCTTACAGTCTGGTTGATCTAGGCACTCAGACCACCAATGGCCAATATGGTGAGAAGCAACAGAAGAAAATCAGACTGTCCTGGGAAGTGTTTGGCGAGGACGAAGGCGGCCAGCCGCTAACCATTGAGATCGACGGCAAACAAATGCCGCTCACAGTCTCCAAAAATTACACGATGAGTCTGCACGAAAAGGCGAGCCTTCGCAAAGAACTGTCAGCCTGGCGCGGCCGTGACTTTACTGAAGAGGAAGCCCAAGGCTTTGACATCTCCAAACTGGTCGGTGCGTATTGCATGGCCAACATCCAGCACTCTGAAAAAGACGGCAAAACATACACCAATGTTGTCGGCCTGACTCCCCTTCCCTCGGCGCTGAAAAACTCCAAACCCGCACCCGTCCACGCCAACATCTTGTTTGATCTTGACGCGCCCGATATGGATCTCTTTTGGTCATTCCCCGAGTGGCTCCAGAACGTGATCAACCTGTCGCCAGAGTGGCAAGCACGAAACGGCCAGCAAGCTCCACAGGCGGCATCACAATCTGCACCACAGCCGGCCGCGCAAGCTGCGAACTCAGTCGCAGAAATGACCGACAACATCCCGTTCTGAGGTGACTGGCCATGAGCATATTTACCATAGACATTGAGACCGCTCCAGCCCAGAACATCGAGATCATCGAGCTTCTGGCGGCCGAGTCCGTCGCAGAAAAGGCTGCAATCAAACCCCCATCCAATTACAAGGACGAGGTCAAGATTGCGGAGTACATCGCGGCCAAGAAACTTGAGATCGATGCTGATTTCGAGAATCGCTATCGAAAGACGGCCCTCGATGGTGCTTATGGCCAGATCGCCGTGATCGGTATTGCTGTCGACGATGCAGAGCCAGTCGTCTTTTACCAGGACGATTGGCGCAACACTGAGAAACGCATCCTGGCTGACGCCTTTCAATACTTGCGATCCAGTTTTGATCCGACTCAGGATCGTCGTCCTGTTTTCGTGGGCCACAACATCACTGGATTTGATCTGCGTTTTATCTATCAGCGATGCGCTGTCAATTCCATTGTGCCGCCCTCGATGCTGCCGCTTAATGCGAAATCATGGTCCGAGTCGATTGCTGACACGATGACCATGTTCGCAGGATTCGGCAATCGGATCAGCTTAGACAAACTCTGCCGAGTGTTGGGCATCGACAGCCCCAAAGACGGCATCGATGGCAGCAAGGTCTATGACTATTTGCGTGACGGAAAGATTGAGGAAGTGGCTGCGTACTGTAAGCGCGACATTAAGGCCACTCGCGAGGCGTATCACCGCCTTTCATTTACTTAATGAGGGAGAAGTTATGCAACAGAGCAATCACGAAGATAATCAGCCGCGCTGGACAGCGCCTGGGCGAGATTACAAACAAAATCAGCCTGACTGGTCTGTGACAGGCGAGGACATCACACTCCACTGGCGAGAGAAATACGGCTGGAAACCGGCCAGCGAGTTGCCAGAGATCAAGGCCAAGCATGAGTATTTCCGTCTGCGTCAGTACGAGAAAAAAGGTGTCAGTCAATGAAGCGATTCATCTGGACTGATGTGAGCTTAAGCCAACTTCGGCAACATTACCCTCACACCAAATCTGCCCACGTTGCCAAACTGATCGGCACCAGTCTGTCTAGTGTTTATGCAAAAGCCAAGGTGCTTGGCCTGTCCAAGTCGGCCGAGTTCTTGGCAAGTGCTGAGTCAGGTCGCACAACCGGTGACAGAGGTAAGCAGACGCGCTTTGTATCAGGCCAACAGTCTTGGAATAAGGGTAAGAGTTACCAAGCTGGTGGCCGAAGCGCCGAGACACGCTTTGCAGCCGGATCCTCACCCCACAACACAAAGCCGGTCGGCAGCTATCGGATCAATGGCGAAGGCTATCTGGACCGCAAAGTCAGCAACGAAAAAGGCGCCAATCACGTTCGTTGGCATCCAGTGCATCGGCTTGTTTGGGAAGAGATCAACGGCAAAGTACCTCAAGGATCGATGGTTGTGTTTCGACCAGGCATGAGAACCAACAAGCTCGAAGAAATCACGATCGATAAGGTTGAATGTGTCACCCGAGCAGAACACGCAAGGCGTCACAATCCTAATTCTCGCGGCGCAGAGTTTGGCCACTTAGTCAGACTCAAAGGCGCGATCACCAGGCACGTTAATCGCATTCAGAGAGAGGCAGCATGAGCACGATGTCAGAGTTACGCGCAGCACTAATGGGTACGCTGGACGATTTACGGGACCGAGAAAATCCTCTTGAAGTGGATCGCGCAAAGGCTATCGCACAGGTGGCCGGCGTTCTGGTTGACACCGCAAAGGTTGAGATTGATTACCTCAAAGTGACCGGAGGACAAAAAAGCGAATTTATCGAGCCGGCTCAAGAATTACCGAAAGGCATCGTCGGCATTCGTCAACACAGAATAATTTAATAAAGGAGTATCAACACACATGGTCACCGCAGAAACAAGACTCAACGAATTACGCGCCGTCATCCGCGAGGAAGTAACGCAAGAATTGATCAGGCAGATCAGCGAGTGCGAGAAACAATTGATCAACGCTCGCGCCACGATCAGTCGACTCAATTATGACCTCGATGCCCTGAGATTAGATCTGCATTTTTTTGAATCATCAAAAGAGAACAATCGTGTCAAACCCAATTAGCTCAATACTCGGCCAATTAAAGCCAGCATCATTTAAGCCCAGCGAACATGATGACGCCACCGTCGTCACGTTTGTCGCGCAGATCGAGGTCCCTCTCGATGTTGCGGACGCTGTGGTCGCTCAATTTGATGAGCCAGAGGTCATGGAGGCAACCCGATCGGCTGCTGCCAATCGACTGATCGGACTGGTCTACGGTCCGGCCGCCGCTCAATTGATTGAGCTGCGCGACAAGATGCCGAAGAAATATCAGCCAAAGATCAACAAGATCCTGGCGACGTTTATCAGCGGATAGGGGCGCAGAATGGGCGTGGCGAAAGTAGAAAATTCAATTATCCATAAAGTGTTTTTGACGCTTGAGCAAATCAATCAAGGGACTGTCAAGCAAATTGCGGCCGCTTGCAATATGACTCCTCTGCAAACAACAAACGCCATTGATCGGCTGCTTGAATTGAATAAAGCTCATGTTGTTGACTGGAATCACACAGAAACAGCTCGTTGTCCAGTTCGTGTGATTAAGCTCGGCCGAGGTGTTAATAAAACCCGCGAACGCAAGTCGGACATCGTGGAGCGTGACACCAGCCTCCACGATGCGAAACTCAAGATGGCAGAGCATAAAAGATGGCTGGCAACATTCAAGCCGCGCCCAGATGTAGCTGCTGCATGGATGGTCAAATGAAAACACAGCCGGACCTGTTTACCTTGGTTGAAGCGCAACCATTACATGACGAGATCAAGCGATTATCAGACCTGAATAGACGCTTGGTGGCCGCCGCCCGAGAACTGGGTGCAGCAGACGATACGCACGAATGGGACGACGCTTGGAGCAAGATGTTTAAGCTGTTTAAGGAGTGTTCATAATGAGCGACCAGGTAACAAACCGGATCCGATGGGTCAAATTAAACAAGTATTGCGAACTGACCGGCGACACGCCGGACGCCGTTTATGCTAAAAACAGACGCAAACTATGGAAAATAGATCAACATTACCGAAAGGCCCCTGATGGGTGCCTGTGGATAAATCTGGACGAGGTAGAACAATGGGTCGAGACACAGCGATATCAGTCCCACGCGGCCTGACCCTACGCGACACTTCTGAGGGCGTAAGGATTCAAGTTTCTTTCGTCTGGGAGGGCAAACAATGCCGCGAGCTGTTACCACCAGGCAAACTGACAAAATCTTATATAGAGTATGCGACGGGACTCCGGGCCGAGATCAAACGCCGGCTGGCTGATGGCACTTTCAACTATGCCAGTTATTTCCCCAACTCACCCCGCGCCCAGGAATCCGCCCCCGTTGTCGCTCCGCTGACACTTGGATCGCTCCTGATCAAACAATTACAGACTTATGAGCGCCAGGCAGCAAACGGCTCGCTCTCGCCGTCCACGCTCCAGGGATATTCAAAGGCCATTAAAAATCGCCTGATCCCTAAGTTCGGCTCGATGCCGCTGTCTGAGCTTGCCCCATCAATGTTGCGCGAATGGGTGGCTGATCTGGGTGTGACGGCCAAGACCGTCCGCAATGCGTTGACCCCTCTGCGATCCGTCCTGGACGATGCCGTCAATGATGAGCTGCTGGAATTCAATCCACTCGATCGAATCGCACTTGGCAAGTTGCTGCGCCAGACCACCAAAAAATCCGAGTACCAGGTCGATCCGTTTGACCAGGACGAATGTGTCGCGCTGATCAAAGCGGCCAGGTCAGATGAGCGAGCGATGGTCCAGTTCTGGCTTCAGACGGGTCTGCGCCCAGGCGAGTTGATTGCTTTATCATGGTCGTCAATCGACTGGATCAAGGGCAAGGTCAGGATCGAGGCCAACCAAGTCACTGGAATGCAGGACGGCAAGATCCGTCAGATCGACAAGACGCCAAAAACAGAATCCGGCAAACGAGACATTGATTTGTCGGCGGCCGCACTCGATGCGCTGTCGGCACAAAAGTCCGTCTCGTTTCTGGAAGGTGGTCGGGTCTGGTTTAACCCACGAACTGCCGCCCCTTGGTTGTCCGACGCGCAGATCCGAAAGACACTCTGGGACCCTCTTTGCAAACGTGCTGGCGTTCGATATCGCAACCCTTACCAGGTGCGCCACACATTCGCCTCAACTCTGCTGACAGCGGGAGCAAACCCGTTCTGGCTCGTCGGTCAGATGGGCCACGTTGACGTCCAAATGATCTTTCGCACATACGGAAAGTTCATCCCTGCGAACTTCACGAAGGCTGGTGCTAATTTCGATCACGTTGTCGAAATGTCCGGTACCAAATAGCACCAGAATAGCACCAGAAACGCAAAACACCCCGGAGAGCCGCATATCTATTGAAATTAGACGGGGGTTCAATTCCCCCCGGCTCCACCAGTATAGACAGAGATAGACAGTCAAACCCCCTTAGAACATCACGTTCTCCGGGGGTTTTTCTTTCCCTGACTGTCCAATACTGTCCAAAATAGCGCAAAAATAGCACCGAAATAGCACCAGAATAGCACCAGGATTTCAGGCCATAGACGCCAAAACAGCGGCATATTTCGCCTGGCGATCATCCAGACCATGCGTTCCGCCATTGATCCTCTTGGTCATCGCGACCACATCCTTGGAGTCGGCTAGGGCGTTCAAGCCGTTTGTGGACCAGAACCATCCAGCCGACAATGCAGCCATCTCTGGCTCGGCCAAAAGCTCTGGGTTTTCGACAGCGTCCACGCCGGTCGCGTCTGAGAATCGCTGATAGTTGTCTTTACCTGTGAGCTGAATCAGGCCTTTTCCTCGGTATTTCCATCCATCACCTGACGATTCGTCGCCGTTGCCCATGCGGCTTGAATATGCCTTATTTGCGATTTTTTCAGGATTGCGAGCGTATTCTTGGCAATTCTCAGCATTGAACCGGCTCGGCCAGACCCGGCAAAGCGCCTCGGCTGAATAGTTGAGGTTCTCGCTTGTGGCTGTAAACCCAGCTGACTCATGAGCGATTTGAGATAAGAACCCAGCAATGCGCTCAGGGGTATTTATGTCGAATTGTTCGGCTGTGGCGTTCAATGCGTCGAGCCATTTGTCTGCCATTGCGGGCGTTGTGATGGCGAGTAGATTCTCTTTAGTGATAAGCATGGGTAATCTCCAATCAAATGTGTCTGGCAAATTCGCCGTGGTACTTCTCTCTGGCTAGTTGAGCCACAAGTTCTGCTGCTTCAAGGTCTTTGAAATATCCAACGCAATGATTTTTGCCTTTAACCATTACACGAACAAGCCAGCATTTTGAGTGCGGATGCCAGTAAACATTTTTTACTCCGCACTTGTTTGTTTTGGCTATCCTCGAATTGCGAGAGTTTTCGTAGGGGTTCGCTGCGCGTAAATTTTCAATGCGATTATCTGTACGCACACCGTTAACGTGGTCCACCATTTCCGGCATATACCCGTGGTGCATCATAAAAATAAGTCTGTGTACGACCTGATGAGTATTGTCTATCTCGGTTTTTATATACCCTTTATCGTCAATGCAGCCCACTTTTGTACCGGCTGTTCTGTTGCCACGACTTGTCTTGCGGTACAGCTCACCGTCTCGGTATTCAAAACGCTCTAGCAATTCTTGTTGTGTAATCATTTACGTGCCTCGCTTTGTTTCTTGACCCAGTTCTGCAACTCAATAAGTTTGGCAGTCTCTAGCGCACAAAGTTCAACAATGGCAGGGTCGTCGGGTCCGCCATTAACGCGGGGGGTGGACTTGGAAACGGCGGGCATTGGACAGCTACCGGGACTTGTGTTGCGCACCCGACGAGCGTACTCAGACTTAATACTAGCAATGCGAGTTTCATAGTTTTCCTTGACTGATTCTGTGATGACTTCAGCAATCTCAACAGCACTCTTGTTCGCAGCCTCTTGCGCCTCGCCGACTCGTTTGACTTCAGCGACAAAGAGCAAATGCTTATCGCGCATCGTTGAATATCCCTGCCAGTAAGCAATGCCCAGCGCAATCACGGCAGCGGCTATCTTGGCGTAGAGCATCATTTGGCTTTCACCAACATATCGGCAACGATGGTCAGGATTGAACGAGCGTGTTCAAGGTCTGGTTCAGCCATCCACCCGGCTGTAATTTGCCCCACGAACTGTTCCTTCGCAGAGGGTGCGCTCACACGACAGGTGTACTGAACGCCTTGGCTGATGTAGAACAATCCAGCGACCGACTGTGGCCGTGTGTAAGGGCCGCAAGGGACCTCGCCCGCCATCAGCTTGACCACATCTGCGTTATTGCTTGCGATGTTTGAGAAGAGCTTGACATCCACACCCTCGAGCGACTTCTGTCGACCGCCGGTCTTTGTATAAGCCCGCACAAGCACTCGTTTATTCAAGATCGGGTCAACAGTAAATATCGACACGACCTCTGCGCCCGTCTCTTTGAATAGCATCGCTGCGGCATCATCGAAACGGGAGTCATCGAGCTTTGGCAATTCGCGTGACTGCATATACGCGCCAATCATCACGCCTTGATGGGTGTAAATGAAGTAGCCAATGAAGCCAAGCACCCCAAGCAAGAGGACAACAATCAACTTAAATGGCGAGTCGATGTAGCCAAGAACAGCCATCACGCCGTCGCGAGCTTGCGAGGTTTGCTTTTCGTCCATGATTAAATCAGCGACAAGGCTTCGTCCTCGGTCAGACCGAGTGCCACTAGCTTTGCGATTGCTGCGTCTTTAATCGCTTGCTTGGCGGACTGTGCAGACCTTGCTTCTGCGCTTGGCTCTGGAGGTGCTTGAAGTACAGGTGTGCCGTTTGCGTCGGCGGCGATTACCATTCCATTGCTTTGACCTTCGAACAGATCTTGCCATTGTTGTTCGGTGATTTCCACAGCATCGGCAGGAATTTTGTCGCCGTGGATTTCTGTCTTGTAAAAACCGCTTGTCTGTGCTGAGTAAAAATATGTATTCATGTTGGCTATCCTTAAAAACCAAGTGCAAACCAGCTAAAACCAAGTCCGGCATTACCTTGACCTGTTCCAGCTGCGTTATAGGGGTACACAGAAAATCCCGTGTTGGATGTTGTTACGATTGAAATCGTATCGGACTGCCCGCCCGTCGCCGGTGCGACTTGGAGGCAAAACGCAGGATTAAACGCAATCGGGTAAGTGACAGGCAACACGCCGTTTACCAGTACGCCGTTACCCCATTGAAGAATTAAGCCTCCGGGAAGCTTTTGATAACCATTAGCAAGTCTCGCAACATTACGAAAATCCATAAGGTTGAATAGGTTGTCGTTGCCAACAAAAGAATCGCTATAAAACCGTGAAATATTTGCAACGAGACTGCTTGCCGAAAGAGTTGTACTAACAACCAGATCACCCGTCATAGTATCGCCGGACTTGGCAACATACCCGTCGAGCTGTGATGATGCTGCGATTAAGATGTCGGCCGTACCATCAAACATATACAGCTCTGGCGTTGCACCGCCTGTCTTTACCCACAAGCCACCAGTCGTGACCATCGGGGGGCGACTGGTGCCTGAATTGCCGCTGTTGAGGACTTGATTTGTTCGGTTGAGAATATCCGCCAATTGAGTTCCTGACGTGACGACCGGATCAATGGGGTAGTCTGTAATCGGTTGCTGTGCCATTTTTTAAATTCCTTTAAATAGAAGTGACGGCTCGCCGTCCATAGCCCTTTGCTTGCCAGTCGATGCGACCAGCCACTGGGGAATTTGTTACTACGTTTACTAGCTGTACATCAAAACTGTCTCGATCTTTATTCGTCACCACGGCGCTCACTGGCTGATCATTGCCATCGATACTGATTGCGACGGATGGTGGCACTCTGAATGCTGGAGCAAAAAATACTGTCAGCCCACCCTCTGCGACCTCGACATCAGGGCCGTAATCAATCCGGTCTGGCATATCGATTTCAATCGTGCCATCTGTGACAACGGGTCTCACTAAATTGTTGTAGCTGCGAAGCTGGATGCGGAACTGGAGATATTGACCAGTGAAGTCGCCGACCTCAACGGGACGCCAATCCGACCAGTCCGCCTCGTTGTCTTTCGCAATCGGATCAATCTCTGCCATCGTGTTCCAGCTGGCGATAAATGTCTGCGAGTCTGAAACCCTGACCTCCACCCATGCGTCCCACTCGGATGATGTTGCTCTTGCCATTGCGGGAACGTCGGCGAGTGTTGTCCACTTGTAGATGAGGTCGTCTGAGTGTTGACCGTATGCACGAATCTTGGAGCTGATACGAACCTCGTAAGGTTCTCCGAGGTCTACGATTTCCTTACAGACGTAATAGGAGACTGGCTGCACATCGTTGTCTGCGCCTGATGCGTACATCACGGAACCTCTGGACTCGGTCAGATAATTCAATCCGTCCCAATCTCTGAGGTGATCTTCGACACGTTCGATATAGTTGATGTTCGGCAGCTGTGCGACTGTGGTGCGCTTCATCGCCTCGATTGACTCGTTGCCCGAAGTGTCAACGGCCTTGATCATGTAAGTGCCAGTCCTAGCACCAGCAGAAGTGTGATTTGTCTGCCAGCTGACTTGGCTCAAGAATTGCGAAGCGTTCCAGCGTGGGCTGATAATATCCGGCGTATAGCGAATGATGTAGTGTGCGATATCTGGCGCTTCTGAAAGTTGCCAGAACAACTCCACAAGCTCGCTCTGCACGTTTACAGCAAAGCCGTAGGGTGTAGGTGGCCGCTCACGATCAGGCTCGACCAGGACGTCTACATACGCACCCGTTCCCATAAGACCCACTGTGTTGAATGGGACGACGTAATACCGACGATAGCCGAGCTTTGCATACTCTACGATGGTGTTGATTAACTCCAGATAAGTGAAGTCTTTAGTGTCGCCGATCAACTCATTGTCAAATCCTGCTCTGACTAGGTAGACTCTGCATTGATAATAGGCAGTGCCTTCAATGCCAAAATTTAACTCGACACGGCTGTACGGAATGCGAAGGTCGTAGACGAGTTTTGCGGATCCGGTAAGGTTGACAACTTTTAGGTCTGTGACGTTGACAATTGTGTCCGTCAGGCCAGAATCCCAAGGAGGGATATCGCCCTCGTCTGCTGTGTAAACCCCCTCAACATACCGGACGAGCGTCAAGTCAGCCGAGAGGTCTGCTCCTGGCCGAATCTCTTGGACCAGATAATCTTGTGTGACGCGCTCAGTATTGCCAATCACAATCAGATCGTCAGACTCGATGCCAGAAGTGTTGTCGAGCGTAAGCAGCCCGTCATCTGATGTGTCGAGAATCTTTCCGGTTCTGATTGAGCCATCTCGCAATCGGATTGTGTAATCAGTCAGCGTGACCGTAACCTCTTCGCTCACCTTGACCTGGTTGCCGTATACGTCCACCACTCTTGCGCCTAGGCCGCCGATCTTGGGGACATCGTGTGCGACACGCACCAGGTCTCCACGCTGCACAGCGAGGTTCTCAACGTCCACGCTGATGCTGAACGTCTCTGACCTTTGCAAGCCCTGCGCCAACATATACCGGCCGAACCTCCAGGCTCTTGCGCCGTCTGTAATACCGAAGGTCGCCAAGTCCTCAAAAGTGCGAGCGTTGTTTACATTAAACCCGTCGTCATAGACGAGGATCTCGTTCATCTGCCAGTTGAGTTCTGGCTCAACATACTTCACGCGCAGAGCGTTTGGACGGTCTGAGTAAGTGCGATTGCCTGAGAAATTCCAAGAGTTGACAGGCGTCAGAAGCTGTCGAGGTACGCTTTGAGCCTGGTCAATCAATACTCCGTATTTGCCCGACTGGGACATGATTAGAGTCGAGCGGCATACCGAGAGAATTGATTCGATCAGTTGATAGACCGTTGTTTCATAGTCAACGACCAAGTCGCAAGCGTAGCGAGGTCCGACTGATGTGGTGCCATCGATGAGAGGTGTTGAAATTTGCTCGTCGCACAGTTGCGCCAAACGATAGAAACTTGCCAGATCAATCTGGTCGTCCCGCAAAGGCGCTGGGTTTGCTTCGCCTGTTAAAACGTCGTAGACAATCCATGCGGGATTTCTACTTGCCTGATAGACCCATGCAGAGCCGTCCCAGACCCGCAGAACGCTTGTGCAAATAGCCGATATGTTATTGACCACGCCGCTGATCTTGTCGTTAGCCAGCAGACGCATTTCCAGCATCGTATGAACGCGAGAAAGGTTAAAGACTGCGCCAGACTGGAAAGACTTAATCAGCGTAATCGTGATGTCGTTTGCGCTGCGATTGTCCTCGCTGACTGGTGTTCGCCTTACGATCTGAAACTCATGCGTTGCAGATTCGTAGAAGTCCACAGCTGCGACTAGGGTGAATGGGCGAGCCGTTGAACCCACGACTGTGGAAGTTGCAAAAGATGTATACGTTGGAACAATCAAAGAGTAATACTCTTCCCTGCGCTCTTGTGAAGGCTGGACAGAACCCTTGCTCGTACCCTTGCGATAGTTGTTATAAACACCAGACAGCAGTTGATCTCCGTTGTAGATCAGCTGGTTATTGTGCGAGATACGAGTGCCATAGTAGGTCGTGTCGCCTCGTACCTCCACAAAATCCAGCCACATTGTGCCGAGAGAGAGTTCGTGCTGCGCTTTGATGACTGAGTAGTATGTGGTCTTGCCTTCCGTCTCTTTCAGCGTCCCTCTGGAGTAACCATCAAGCGCGATTTTTGCGCCGAGCTTTGCTGTATCCCTTAATCCACCGCCGCCACTATTCCAATCGCTGCCCCCATCCCAGCCACCGTATACGACTTTGCCTTCAAACACGACCGTTGTCTCAACATAGTCATCCTCGGCTCTTGCGCCGCCTTCGTTGCTACCACCGCCCCAGTTATTATCCCCGCCGCCTTGATTGTTCCCTGTACCGTAGTCGTCAGGGATTGTCTCTTGCCAATATGATTGTGGGCGAGTGGTGATGTTGTAACGCTCGGCATCTGTTATGACACCCGCTTCATAGACTTCTGAAGTGCTGGCGATGGCCGTGTCCTGGCGAACCGTTGCGCCTTTGAATTGATCGTCACGAACCTTTATCCAGTCAGGATTGCCAACCTTGCGCCACCAGACCTCCAGCTGGACTTTGTTTTCCAACCTCTTGCCTGTGTCGTCGTAAAAGACTAGGCCCCGAGGAAAGTACAGATCGACCTGGCCGGAAATTGAGTTCGGCTTAGTGCGAATGACGAAAGGCTGGTCTTGCTTGGTGACGTATGTGAGGGACTCGTAAGATACCCGTTTAGGGTAGTACACCGTCGAGCGCATAAGCGAACCATAATGGAACGCTAATTCTGGTGCGTACTCGCTTGCATCGGCATCACCAATGCGTAAGTCCTCAATCCGCAAATTGCCAAGACCAAAGTCATAGACTGTCGTGATGATTGAGTCTGTGCCAGCATTCTCAATGAGAGGATTCGCAGCGATTGACGGGAACATACGATGCCGACCGTATACTCTGGCCGATGGCTGATACTTGCGCCCTTGATTTGACTGGCCACCAAAGACGAACGTATTCGCCTCGGCTGCATCTGCGGGTCCCGCTGTGGGCCGATTGTCTGAGATCGATTTGACTGAGAGTGATGGCGGCCGAATCAAGGCGTTCATCGCCATGCTGCCAACCATCGTGATGGCCGCCGATGCAGCCATGACCCAGCCAGACGAACCCGCTGCGGCCGCGGCTGCCCATCCTGCCGATCCTGCCCCGAATCCTACAATGGCCGGAGCTGCCCACCACGCAAATGCCGCAATCGCAATCATCGCAATTGCGCCGAGGATAGACTTTCCACCTCGGCCGCCGCCCTGGGGGACAACACAGATAGCCAGATTGTCTGCGTCCTTGGTGACGTACTCCCAATCGCTGATCACCGAGCCATGATTCAGCACCACGATGTTCGGCAGTGCTTGATCGGGTATTTCAGCCAGGTCGATAATCTGCTGAATGCTTGAACCTGGTGGGATCGTCAGGTGGACGGCATCCTCAAATATCCGATGCTTAACCTTGACTGAGTTTAAATTTTCCATCTATAAGCACCGTCGAATCGTTTAGCCCACGACAGAGAGTCCAGCCGTTCAATGCAGGAATCTCGTTTCGGGAATGAATGTAAGAACTCGCCATCACCTAGGCTGAGTCCACAGTGGATGGGTAGACCCTGAACACGAAAGAGAAGAACGTCACCATATTCGGGCGAATCAATTCTCTTCCACACAGGCTCCACCCGACTGCCAGCCACGACCTCGGCCACATACTTTGCGCCGTCTGGGGTGCTGGTTGTGTACTCTGGCAAGTCAATGCCGAACTCGCGCCGGTAAAACAGGCACAGCAAGCCCCAACAGTCGACACAGTTCTCAGACCGCGCCCTGTCTTTATATGGGATGCCGATATATTCGGCGAGGTTTACTGTGAGTCTCATCAGTAAAAAAGCGCTGGAAATGCAACAGGGTCAACTCTCTCAGACGGAAACTTTCGCGCCCAGATTGAAGCAACCTCCAAAACACCCGTGATCGTCATTGCGTCATAGTTGACGTTTCGTAAGCGTAAGAAATTCAAATCCTTTTCCACTAAGTCAGGAAAGTCCGAAGTCACCAGCTGAAGTCTGATGTTTGGCGCTTCCTCTAATTCCCTGATCGCGTTCGTGAGCGATTGATCGACGTTGTCAATAGTCAGCTGGATGCTTGGAATCTTGTCGCCTGTATCCATTGGAAGCGTCGTGCTAAACGGATAAGGCTGATAAGTGATGCCGTTGCTTGTCACTGGCTGTGTGTTGTTGACCAGGTAGATCGGCGGCGTACCGCTCGGCGGCTCAATAGTCAGCAGGAAAAAGAATGCTGTATTGGTCGCCGAGGCGTTAATGGCCGGAGTGTTTGATGGGTGCAATGCCATTACAAGTCTGCCCAGGTCGGAAGCTGTTCAAACTTCATCGTTGCCGTGAATGCGTTCTTGTCGATGAAGGAGATCGAGGGCGGCGCAGCAAAGCGAGCGACAATTTCTTGGCCATCCTCGGGACGCTTGATGCGTGTCGGCACGACCCCAGCTTGCGAGTCGATAAAATACCAATTGACCAGGTCGTCGTAATACTTGGCATCGAGCGTGACGGTCGCATCGATCATCGTCATCTTGCCTGTTGTTCTGCGACGCACCTTGATATATCCAGAGGCTTCCATGTCGGAGCGGATAGTGTTGGCCGCATAAGTTTCTGTCCATTGGGCCATGCAGCCATCAAGTGATGCTGGTCGATCTGCCACATAAATACTCATTTAAGCCCCCATCCTAGATAAGCCGTAAGCGCCTTTAAAGGCTCGGTCAAATGATCCGTTTGCAATGCCGTCTTTGACCTTGCGTTCGATGTATACGTCGATCTGCTTTGTGCCGTCGCTGCTCGTTGACGATTCTGTTTTGACCTCAACACCGGCGTTGTTGTAGACGTTGACGTTGACGGGTGATGCCTGAACGCCCAGGTCGCCTGATGCTGTACGTTTAAGCGGAACAATTGCCTCGGGTCCAGCTTCGCCCATCAGGCCTGTGCTGCGACCAAACGTGCCACCTTTGGCGAACTTGAATAAGGTCGGCTGGTTGTATATGCCTTGCGCCAATCCTGTGCCACCAGAAAACGATCCGCCTGTCGCAAATGCCCTGGTCGAGAATCCACCTTCCCAACCAATTTCACCCCCTCCCCAGCTTCCAAAGTATCCTTTGATGCTGTCAATAATTGGCTTCATAATCAGCAGCTGGACCACGATTTTTGCGATGTCCTTGATGACAGAAGTCGCAAAGTCAGTGAATGAAAGTTCAGCCTGTCCAATGTTGTCGATGAAAGAGTTCACAGCATTGTTTGCATTGTTCGCAATAGCTTGCTCGATACCGTCGCCAAGTTTTTTGAACTGATCAGCAGTTTCGTCAGTCTTGCCTTTGAGCTTGTCCATGATTCCAAGCAGCGCCTCATACCCCTCAACATCACCAGACGCTAAAGCTGCTGCAATAGCCTCCCCGAGATATTCCATTTTCTCGGCAGTGAGAGTCGCCTCTTCCTTAATCTTCTGAACTTGCAGCTCGATCTCTGCGCCGACGTTGCCTTTGGCTGTCTGCTCGTTTAATTTTCTGTACTCTTCAGCCATTGTCTTGAATAGCGCAGATTCACCCTGGCCAGCGGCTTTGAGCTTCTCCATTTCGATTGACAAGATTTGCATCTTTGGCAAAATCAAATCAATCTCTTCAGCGGATTTCTTTAATCCCTCCGACCAAGTCAGCAGCGCAGATTTGTCTGCACCTTTGGTCAGGCTGTCTGTTAGCTTTTTTTGCTCTTCAAGCAGAGCTTTGTACATGGAGGATCCGGCTTGACCACTCTCTTTGAGCTTATCTAGCTCGACTCTAATTGCCGCCAGCTTTGGCTGCACTAGATCCATATTGCCGGCCGACTCTTTTATCTTGTCGAGCATCTCTTTAATAGCGATTTGCTCGGCTGTCAGTAGAGGCTTTAATGTCTCAAACTCTTCGTTGAGTTCCTTAATTGGCTTTGAGGCTTGCTCAAGACCCATGATTGTTCTCTGGAACGAGTCGAGTTCTTTACGAGCGGCCGCTTGAGATACGCGATACTTGTCCCACGTTTCGGGGATCTGGGAAAAGTCGCCAGAGAGAATGTTTCCTGCAACCTCGCCGATTCGTGCCACATCTGACACAAGCATATTGACGACGAATGCAATGTCAGAAATTAGGACGGCGACAGTTTGAAATGCGACTTTTAATGTCCCACCAATCAAACCGATTGCTGTGGTGTTCTTTGTGGCATCCTCTAGGCCTTTGTTGATATAGCCAATGGTGACATTCACCATTTCCATGATGTTGCTGACTTTGCCAACCTCAATCAAAAACCTATCCCATGTGGATTTCAGCTTATTGACTGATTGCTCAAATGTTTCAGGCAATAAAGCAAAGTCCTCGTTGATTTGCTTAGTTGCTTTTAATAATGAATTGGCAAGGATGTCCGAGGTGATTTTGCCTTCAGAACCCAGCTTTTTGACTTCGCCGACAGATACGCCCATTTCTTGAGCGATAAGCTGAATAACACCTGGCAACCGTTCCGAGATGGAACGCAATTCATCGCCCTGCAATCTGCCGCTTGCGAGTGCCTGGTTAAACTGAAGCAGAGCGCCTTTAATGTCGGCGATCGACGATCCGCCAACTCTGCCCAGCTTTATAAAGTTTTCTGCGATCAGCTGGATTTGCTGATTTGATGCCCCAACCTCTTTTAATCCAACCGCCAATCGTTGTGCTGAATTGGCCGCTGTTTCAAAGTCGACGCCTGTGTTTGAAACAATGTCGTAAACACGCTCGAGCATATCTGCTGCACGATCAGCGTCGCCGAGTAAAGCCTGGAAGCTGCCTTGCAAGTTAATGACTTGCTCGCTTGCCGTAAGCACAGACTTTCCAAAAGCAACAATCCCAGCCCCAGCGGCCAGCGCACCCGCTGCTCGTTGAATGGCGGCGAAAGCACTACTAATCGAGTTGGCCGCTTTGCTAAACCTCTGGTCGATGGCAGACGCCGAGCCTGAAATCTTTTCAATCTGCTTGATGGCGTTAGCACCTTCGACTGAAATCTTATAAATTCTTTCGGTTACATTCGCCGCCATAATCAGCGTCTCCTCTTAGGCCAGACGATCAAATAAACAATCCCCGGCGATACATTTGGACCAACTTTGTATCGTTTTGATACGCCGTTCTTCACATTGAAATCTTTATATAGACCGAGCCTGGCAATCTTTCTGGCCGCGACTTCCATATATCCCATTCGGGCGTCGACCCTGCCTTTCTTGGTGCTGATCTTCATCGTCACTTTGGACGACTTCCACAGAACCTTCTCGACAACCGTGGCATATGGCACTGAAGTCGGCATGAGCATCAAATATTCGCCAGGTCCGAGCAGTGGCGACTCGCTTTCATTAACCGGCGAGAGTTTGCCTTTACGCGCCGAACCCTTACGAAGAAACCAGCTCCAGCTCCCTGAAGTATCAGAGAGCTTTCCCGTGTTTGCGGTCGTATATTTATTGATTGAGGCAGCCAGCTCAAACTCAGCTGCTCTCATAGCCATCGCTGTCAGTTGATTGCCAAACAACACCGAAGCTCTATATTTAATATTGTCTATTTTCTTGCCGTCCCGACCGTCAACCGTAAATCTGACAGGGTTGTTGCCGAGTTTGATTTGCTGGGCAGTTTCCTCAGCGAGGATTGCCTTCATAAAAGCGCGAACGTCGGCGACGCTTGTTGTCTCAATGTCTTGTCGAATAGTCTGCCGAGAGAGTGTCCCCACTCCCCCAACAGTTACCCGACGGACAGTTGTTTCAGCCACGATGACCCATTACTCCCGCAAGCATCTTTTCAGGAGACGACAAGAGATTGTTTGAAGAACTCTCATGCTTGTCGTTGAAGAACTCAATCCACTTAAAATATTCCTCGATCGGCATCTTGGCCTTCAACTCATAAACTGGAGTCGAAAGCCTTTCGGCCAATGCGAAGAGGTTTTTTTCGTGGACGTTCATTCGTTTCCCGAATCGCCCAGACCGTTCTGCTCAACCACAGCAGGGATCAACTTTTTCATGTAGACCGTGAAAGGGATCTGCTTGACCTCTTCCTCGGTCATTTTCACCCCGTTGCGGGTGACAGAAGCGGCGACCAGCTTCATCTGAAACGTGGCGCTGTCAGTAGTTGCAAGCCCCAGGATCGGCAGCATATCGCCGACACATACTTGATTAACTTCATACTCATCGATCTTAATCATGTCTCAAGTCCTTTTGTTGACATAGTCCCGAAATAAGGTGGAGCGGCTCGTCAAGGGGACTAGACTTGACACCAAGGAGTAAGGCTGCCGCTCCAAAGTCGTTATGCAAAAACGTGCTTAGGTGCTGCGCCGAACGTGAACTGGAAGCTGTACTGTTGAGCGCCATCAAGCGGCAAGGTGTAAGACATGCCGCTCAACACAACAGGCATGACCAAGTATCCGTTGTCGCCAAGCGTGACACGCAAGATGTATTCTTTGCCTGTCTCGATTGCCTCAAGAATCGCCAGGTATCCAGAATCGTTTGTATCAACGTATCCAACAGCTGCGGCCGTACCGGCCTCGACCTTTGCGCTCGGAATTGAGGAGCTTCCGCAATAAGTCGATGTGTCGATCACAGCTGGTGCTGCTGTGCTGATGGTGAACTCAGACAGACAGATGCAATCCATCTCTTCGTCTGCGTAGTGTTCGATCGCGGGTGTGGCAGACAAAGTGCCGTCGCCCAGGATTACGTTGCCGATAGAAAACCCAGCGGCCGTGACAGCAGTCACGACAAATGATTTATTGTTAATCGATGCGAAACCGACATCCTTAAACTTGACAACCTCGCCCACTTTTGGAGAGACTGAGGACTCAACCATCACGCCCTGGGGCTTACCGTCGATGGATGCGATTGAGGTGATTGCTGTTGGGACCAGAGTGTTTGTTGCCACTTCTGGAGTGAGGCACATACGAACTGCTGCTGTATTCTTAGCCGACATGATGTCTGCTCCTATAAATTAAATGTGTAAGAAATTAAAAAGCTCACGCCAAACTTAGGTTCTCCACCAGACGGCGTGAAATCGTCTGGGGCTGCAATCGTGGTGAATGTCATCGCTTCAGATTCAACGGATGACTCAAAGAACTTTCGTGCCGCCGGCTCTGCTACCTCAAGCAAACCATCGTCGCCCACACCGGCCACACCAAAGAAATCCAGCTGGATTGATCCAACCTCCTGCCAGGTATTGCAATAAGAGAGCTTGTCCATGCCGTAAGCGGAGAACTCAATCGTGAACCAGATATCCTCAGTCGGATTGGTTTCATAATTGATCGTGTCGACGTAAAGGACATCGAGCTTTGATGCCCACTCTCTAGCTAATCTTCGAACGGCTCTGCTCGACATATCATTTGCCCTTAACGAAACATCGATAACCAATAATCTTGCCTGTGCCTGGCTCATGGACGACCGTGACAGCCTCGATGACCATGCGCTCATCGTTGATGAGCATTGCATCGAACTTCTCTGGCGTTGTGGCCAAAGACGTTGCCTTCACAGTGATGGTCTTAGATCCCACTCCATACGCATTGACGAGTGCCTCGTTTGTCGAGTTCGTGCGAATGCCGACCTTTTCAATGGCCACCACTACGCCAGACTTAATGTGCGTATAAGTTGCAGACACGCCAAGCACATCAATGACTGATTCGTATTGGGCTTGGCTCATCAACATACGATCATCCTGAACAAATCGAGGATTGACTTGGCCACACCAGGGATCGGGCCAGCGTCTGTTGAGCTGCCGGTCTTTGATGTATCGGCGTATGTAATCGAGCCAACATCAGGGACGCTGATCGTCTTAATGCTGCCAGTGCTGGCAGTGGATCCTGTGACATCAAGTGCAGCCCACATGGCATCAAATATCAACCAGAGAGCGACTTCCAATTCACTTGGAAGCTGAACATATCCGCCCTCGTATTTGATCCGCAAGGTGTGTGAAACAACCCGATAGTCAAATACAATCTTTCCCTCTTGGTTGTGGATGTGGTAATGCGCGGCATCAATCAGGCCGCTATCGGCTTGAACACTCAAGACCTGTCGCAATGGATATCGCCCGAGTTGAGCAATATCGGCCGAGAAGTGAATGAACTCTGCCTCTTCCTGTGTGTAAAAGAATGTGCGATTGCAATACCGTTGTGCTTCGCCCAGGGACGCATTCATCGCGATGGTCAGCATCGCGTCCTTTGTTGTGTCGGACTCGTTTAAACCGATGCGAACTCTTGCCGCTGCTAAGTCGTATGCCATCATCAGTCCTTAAAGTTTTGTCCAGGGTAGGAGTTGCGCCATTGCGGCCTCGAGAGCTGCGACACGGGCTTCGAGTGCGGATGTAGACGACGCTGGTACATAAATAAGATTGTCTGTGCCTAGCGTGGCCGTATTTCCGGCATCGGCTGAAACTGCTGTCGGAGAAGGAGCGCCGTCAGCTCCCGCTGGACCGGTTGGGCCGGCAGGGCCTTGAATTCCGGGAGCGCCGTCAGCACCAGGAGCGCCATCTTTTCCAGCAGGGCCAGTTTGACCTGTGGCTCCGTCAGCGCCCGCTGGGCCGGCTGGACCAGTTTGACCGGTGGCTCCGTCAGCACCAGCTGGGCCTTGAATTCCGGGCGCTCCGTCAGCACCAGGAGCGCCGTCTTTTCCAGCAGGGCCAGTTTGACCGGGCGCTCCAACAAGTGACGCCAGCCACTCCTCTTCTGTTCCAGGATAGCCATTCGTGACGGCCACCTCAAAGGCGCTAAGGCCTTCGCTGCCCTGCGCTCCATCAGCGCCCGGAGCTCCATCTTTTCCAGCAGCGCCATCGGCACCTGGATTTCCATCCACCCCTGGAGCACCATCTTTTCCATCTAAACCCGGAGCGCCCTCAAGCGATGCCAACCACTCGGCCTCTGTGCCGACGAAACCGTTTGCGACAGCAACCTCATAGGCCGAAGCGCCAGCAGGGCCGGGGGTGCCACCACCACCGCCCGCTGTAATTTGAATCGATCCGTCTGGGTACTTAATCCCGCCGCCAGGTGCGAGCATCACATCATCGGGTGCAGCTTCACCCAATGCAGTTACATCAGCGCCTGTGTAGATTGACTTGACGGGTAAAAACTCAGACATCATCGCTCCTTAAATATTCTGTGCCTCGCCCATTTCTGAGCGAGGACTTGTTACCTAATTAGGCCAATGGGATTGGCTTGCTTACGCCGTCTGTGTCAAAGAATGGAATTGCCTTCAATGACACTTGCTGGATGGCTGCTTGCACATCAGTAGCAGTGATGCCAGTAATAGGTGCAAAGGTTGTCTGCGCGGCTGTGTAGTCACCAGCTGCTGGGACGACTGCACCAGTGCGAGTGTTAAAGCTCGACACACCACCTGGAGCGACTTCCAAAGCATCCAGACGACCGTCAACAGCGATCAATTCTGCTTCGACTTGGTCGAGTGCAGCTTGAACGTCTGTGCCTGTCAGGACTGTGTTGCCAGTCGAGTCGTAAGAGGTTCCTGCTGCTGTTGCTGTGCGAGCTGAGTAGTCCAAATGGATCCACTTGCTCGATGGTCGATGGTAAACAAGCCAATCACCAATCTTGATCTCTTCGCCTGTTGCATCGCCGACTGTGCGGGTGCCTTCAGTATTAAAGATAAAGTAATGAGTAGGACCGGGCTGCGCTGGTGCTGCTGGATCTGCATCGTCGAAACCGAGCAATCCCATGAACACTAGATCAGCAGCGTTGGACATGATCAATGTGCCGAGCTGCTCCATGCCTAACTGGACGTTCGTGGCATCAACACCAGCGATGTTCGTTGGGTCAAGAGTGATTTTAAGTGCGTCGTAATCGCCAGCAACAGCAACGATGGCACCAGTGCGACTAAATACAGAAGCGACGGCTTGTGCGCCAGCTGCGGTGGATTGGACCGTACCGTCGGCGAATTTAAGGTCGCCGGTCAATACTGCGACTTCGTCTGGTGTGAACTCGCCGAGACCGACTGGATCGCCGGTGCCATTTTTAATGACTTTTAGTAATAGACTTTCCATTTAAAACTCCTAGGAGAGAGGTATGGGCTTTTCTTCGCCCGTTGTTAAAACAAAATTCAATGTCGCCGTAGATGAAACAGTGACAGCACCGACTCCAGTTTCTGGAGATACTGCAATGCCCTTACCAGCCAAGATTCTCTCGACTATCGCGTCAGCAGTCCCGTCGCTTCCATTTGTCTTGACCCACTCAGGAGCCATGTAGATGTAAAGGTTTCCGTCCTCTGGGTTAAACCAAAGATCACCCTTGAGGCTTGGTGGAGGCGGAGGGGCAATGTCGATATAGACAAGTCCATACTGGCCGATCACATCTGGGTTAGACATCACACACCTTCAATAGAAATTGTTTGCTCATGGCCAGGTTGATTTCACGACGATGTCGGCAGACACTTTGACGCCCTGCTGATTGGCGTTGCCAGCCATATCCATACACGTTGGATACTTGTATCCTGTGTATTTGTATGTGTGGACATGAACCTTCTCGCCGTATGCGTTCGTCTCAGTCGCCCCACCATCACCATCGAAGTCGTAGAAATATGTTCCGCTGCCACCCCATGCAGTGAACTCAATCTGCGAGGGACCAATCTGTCGCCAGCGCAATTCAGTCAACACTTCTGGCTCTGCGCCACTTGGCAATTCTTTCCACACTCCACCCACGTTGACCTTCACGGAGGCGACATCTTTCCAGCCGCCTGGCGTGTTGATCTTTTTCGGCGTTGCGTCAGCCCAGCCAGATGGTGTGTTTACCTTCATGCCGAATATTCCACGAGCAGAGTGTTGTTCGGGTAGAGTGCTGCGTCGGGCGCAGTGCCTCCTGCTGGCATTGAGACGATTGTTGGCTTGTTGTCGACGTATTGTTTCGGTGCTGCCTCAAGAGCATTAACTGGGTCTGCTGGCAATTCGATTGGGACTAATGACTTGTGCTTAGTGCTGTCGAATGTCCAGCGTTGCTGCCCACCGGCATATACGCCGATGCCAGTGCCGACCTTGGACATATACGCACCGCTAGAACCAAACTCGACTCCGATACCAGTTCCGGGAGTCGTAATCTTTTGCGTGAATGACGCACCGGTAGCCGTGAAGTTGACAATATTGGCGTTTCCGTAGCGAACTGCGACGCCACCGTTAGCACCAAAAATGTTGTAGGTAGATGTACCCCAAGTCAAAGACTGTACGGTCGTGGGCAGCGTAATGCCGCCAGTCATCGTGCCGCCAGTTGTCTTTAGATAAGCGGTCGAGCTGCTAACCGCTGAGTCAACATAAGACTTGTTCGTGAGGTCAGAGCCGTCCACAGGCGCAAAAGTGCATTTCGGCGCAATGCTAAATGTCACCTTGCCCGTAGCAATTTCAATCATGTAGCCAGACTTCGACCCGGGCAATTGAACACGGAAATATGTGCCGTCGTAGTATGTGTAGACATCTTGACCGTTGAAAGAGCTTACGCCTCCTGAGTTAGCGTAGCGCAGCGGTCCGTTCATTACGTCGCCAGATTTGTTGACGTAGTTTGTCGATGCCGTTGTCGAGATGGTGCCGTCAGCTGTGACAGACATCCCTGTGCCAATTTTCACACCGCCGAGAACAGTTGCCGAGGCGGTCGGTAACGTGTACGCGACACCACCAGCCGCAACCTTGTCGTCAACATACTTCTTATTTGCAGCCATTGCGTCTGTCGTGGGCGCAGCAGCTGGCAAAGTAAAAGGAACTTTTGAAGTGATACCCGTGTCAGAAATGTCGAGAAAATCAGTCGTCGCACGACCGTACTGAATACGATCGAGAAATGACTTGACCCAGTATGTAGGCGCAACAGAACCAAACCGCTGCACCATTTCACCAGCGGCGGATGCTGGCATCGTAATCATGCCAGTCATCGTGCCGCCAGCCAGCGGCAGGTAGCCAGTCAAATTGGTGGCTGGTGTAAAGATTTTGCCGTCTGTGCCGAGTTTGGAAATGTTCCCGGCATCGCTTGATGTCTCCGTCGGGCCAGCAGGACCTATCAATGAATCGAGCCACTCTTGCTCTGTGCCTGTGAATCCATTGGCCACTGCGACCTGGTAAGCCGACAGGCCAGTTGCTCCAGGTTGACCGTCGGCTCCAACAACCGGACCCGCATCATCAAACTTTGCAGGATCAACCGTTGTGTTCCAAACGTAAGCGACTCCAGTGTCATCGGCCACATATACGTCGCCGTGAATCTGGCCTGTCAATGCGCTCAAATCTGCGGATGTTGCCACTCGGCCAGCATATCGAAGTCCCAAGCCCTGTGGACCCTGCTCGCCCGCAAGTGATGCCAACCACTCGGCTTCAGTGCCGATGAAGCCTTCCTGCAAAGCAACCTGATAGGCGGAGGCGCCGTCAGCGCCGGTTTCTCCGGCCGCGCCATCCTGGCCAACCAAGCGACCCATAGGTTCCCATGCGGTCACGACGTTCGGGTCATCAATCGCAAGCGCGAAATAACCTTCGCCTGTATCGTTCGTGATGTAGAACTGACCGCCCTTGGCTCCAGGAGTGAGGGCTTCTAACTCTGTGTAGTTATTGATGCGGCCCATGTAGCGTGTGCTGATGCCATCTTGGCCATCAACACCGTTGACACCGTCGGTGCCATCTTCTCCGACCAATCGACCGAGAAAAAGCCAGCCCTTTCCGTTTGGGTTCTGGTGGACCGGCACGACTTGATAGCCCATGCCTGTGTCGTTTGTGATGTAAAAAGAATACAGGTCTGCAAGGTCAATCACACTAGCAAGGTCTGCCTCTGTCTCAACACGGCCACCGTATTTGAACCCGATAGGACCGACTGGACCTTCAGGGCCAGGTTCGCCCTGCTCTCCCTGAGGACCAGGAACACCAGCGGCCGCAGAAATTACGTTCCAGCTCATGCCGTCAAATTGATACTGCACACCATTAGGTGCGTCGTAGATGTCGCCAGCGGCTGGGGTATCGGGAAACTCTAAGGCTGCCATGATGATCTGTCCTTACTTTTGAATGAGTGCAACGAGATCAGCGACCTGCTTTTTCAGGTCTGCGATTTCGTTCTGGAGTTTTGTGATTTCGGGGGCCGCGCCGATGCTAACAATCTCGACCCACTGGCCGCCTGTTGAATCTAGGTAGTACACAAACATGGACGCTGTGCTTGAATTGAACCAGAGCTGGTTCTTTGTCGGATCTGCGGGAGGTGTCTCGCTCGCGAACATTGTGGCCGCACCAGGTGCGCTTGTCGTCTGCACCCACTGGATGCTCGAGCCATCGTTGTACAAAACGTAGAGGCCGCCGTTACCAGTATTGAACCAGAGCGAATTCTCTTCAGCATCAACCGGCGGGACATCCGACACGGTCACGCTCGATGATGTTGACTTTGGGACATAGATCAGCCCATCGTTGGCAGAGATAACCGCAGCGTTATCAGTATCGCTCGAAACCAACGAAGGACCTGGAGCGCCGTCAGCACCTTGAAGCGAGTCGATCCATTCTTGCTCAGTTCCGACGAAGCCTTGCTCGACTGCGATCTTATATGCCGAAGCCCCATCAGCGCCATTTTTCCCAGGAGGCCCCATCGGGCCGCGAGGCCCAGTTGGCCCCGGAGTACCATCACCGCCACCACCAGATCCGCCAACACTCCCGGCGATCATCTGCACCCAGGCAGCTGATTTGCCACTGGGGAAATCTGTGGTGCGATCAATGGCCAGCCAGAGCGAATTGTCCATGCGAACAATCTCGCCGGCCAAATATGTCTGGGTCCCGTCGTAATAACCTCGGAATGACTTGACGGCTGCGCCATCGAAATCATCGTTAAGATCTGGCAGCGCAAGCTCAATCGTGTGAACTCGGCCGTCCGTCATCTCAAACAGAATATTGGCGTCTGATGCAAATATGTCCTTGATGCCAACACCAGGAGCGCCCTGGTCGCCGGCAACACCGGCCTCACCCTGGTCGCCCTTCTCTGTGAAAACGAACATTTGCCACTGCTTGTCGCCTTCGTCAGCGACCTTGATCAGCGTCTTACGATCCTTGATCACAATATCGTTGATTGAATACTCGACCTCTTTCTTGAATGTGCCACGAAAGATCGGCGAGTGATTCTCGATTGTGTGATCAATCACCAAGCCATCGGAAAGCGCGACACGCATCGCAGTTTTGCGAAGCTCTGTCTGCTCAAACGAAATGTCGTCGATGCCATTTACGATGCAGTTGTAACCAGCAGGGTCGTCAACAGGTGAACCGTTTGCCTTACGGCTGGTCATAAACAAACCGCCGCCATGTGCGACTAGGGTGTTCTTATCCACCTTGTCGCCATCACGAACCAGCATTGGCTCAATAATTGGACGATCACGGCCAGGCTCACCATCGCGGCCGTCCTGACCGTTTTGGCCATCTAAACCCTTCTGGCCATCTAGACCGTCGCGAACGTCTTTGATCTGCGAGAGACGCTCATCAACAATTGACTTTAGCGCGTCGAAGTGCGTCTGGACGTCAGCCTTTACTTGGAGCGAAAGCTCTTCAGTTTTTCCTTGGCGCAGTTCCAGATCGACAATAGTTTTTGCATAATCATTGATTGCCTCACGGGTAAAGACTAAGTTTTCTTCGCTGCTGCTTTTAACAACTCGCAGCATCTCAACCGCGAGATCAGATTGAGACTCTGTTGCTTTTGCCTCAACCTCGATGAGCTTGGCCTGAATTGCTGAAAGCTCGCCGGCATTCTTTTCGATTGCTTTATTTAATGAGTCCCGAGTCTCAGAGAGAACCTCTGCGACTGCTTCAATTATTGGTAAATTTTTAGACTCAAGCATGGTGCATTTTTCCAATCAATATGGATTTAATCAGCGCCTTCTCTGCCGCCGGATCTTGATCCTCTTCTGGCTCTGGTGGCTCGACAGCTGGTGCCGGGGGCGCTATTGGTGCAACAGGCTCGGGCGTCTCGCCGACCTGGATCATCTGCTGCTGCAAATATGGTTTATCGCCGCCCTCGACAGGAGGTAAACCCTCGATGCGTCGTGCCTCATTAGGTGAGTAAATCCCACGCTGTACGGCCTGGCCGAGTGTGTCGACTCGATCCTTCATGTTCGTGCGAAGGAGAATCTTTTCGTCTAGGTTGATTGACTCGTCAGCATCTAACTCAAAGAAATTCTCAAGAGAAGTCTCAATCAGTTTGATTGTGTGGCCGAGGTCTGTGGCCAGCCAATGGCTGATCAGCTGCTCTGTGTTGTTATAGGTCGAATTACCCATTGAGTTGACCAGGGCGAGAGGTACACCGAAAACGCTGGTGATTGCCTCGACCGTCATCTGGTAAGCCTGGATCATCTGCGCGTCTTGGCTCGACATCGAAATCTGTTGCCACTTCAGGCCACTCGCGAGAATTGGTGTCTGGCCAGATGAGAACCCGGCTGACTGTTGATTCCAGACTTCTCGCAGTCTTGAGATCTGCTCTTTCGTCAAATCCTTATCAGTGCTAATCACGCCAGATGGCCGGCCTTGATTCGTAAAGAAATTAGCCGACCCAGCTGTGATCGCATTGTTTGTCGTAACCGGCGCGAACACCGATTCGATAGGCGATACACCACGCAAAGGATCGTCAGGTGTTGCGAGTTTGATGTGCAACATATCCCGCGCTGGGACAAAGTATTCTGGATCAAAATTCTCGTATGTGAAACGAGTGTCACTCAGCGAATACACTACGCCGCCATCATCTGGCAGCCGGTAAGCGTGGACCATCTCTGGCCGCATCAGCCACATTTCGACCACTTCGGTTCTGTTGTTACGTCTGGCCACAGCGAAAGCGTTGCCGTTATAAAACAGGCTGCGAACTAGGTTTGATAAGAACTCAACCTGGTTCATCAGCGGATTGGGCTTGCGTAAGGTTCTCAGAGCCGCGCTGTTTTTGACAGGCACTCGCGCACCATCTTCCTTCGTTCTGAAATGTTCAATCGGCATTGAGCTGATTGATGCAGCATAGCGACGGACACAGGCTTCCACGACAGCATTGTTGCCGCCCTGCAAAGGCTTACGTCCCGCTTGCCACCACTCTTGCCCCCAGGACTGATTTAAGACGCCGACATCCATCGTGTTGACGAGTGACTTGCGCTTAAATAGGTCGAGGAGTTTCATTCTGCGGCGGCCTCGGCAGGGATCGTCTCAGCAGGAGACTCAGGAACAACCTGTGCGGGTACGTTCACGACGGGCTGCTTCGTCGTTTTTGAAATTGGATAAGGTACGGTCCAGACTTGCTGGCCAGTGATGTCGACGTATCCTTTGCCGAGCATCTTGGTTCTTGCTGCATCAGATTCAGCGGAGTGAAATACACCCTCGTTCCGATTCTTGTATTGCCACATTAAATATGAAGCCATTTGACTCTCCATAAAACAAAGGGAGGACGCGCCTCCCCTTGTTTATTTACTTACGATTACCAGGCCACACCGTTGATGCCGGTGACGAATCCGTCACGGCGCATCACCCATGACAATGGCATCGTCATGCGAACAGCGATCAATTCCTGCTGGAATAACGAGACAACCTTGCCGGTCGTGACCGCACCGAAGTTGTTCTTGTCCAACACGCTTGGATCGGGTGCAACATCATCAGCCTGGACGAGAGAAGCTGTGTCAGACACGGCGAACTCAGGAGTGTCAAATGCGGAAGCAAATGACGAGGCGTCCATCGCAATAACAGTCCCTTCAGGAATGTTGTTGCTGACGATGACCTTGTATCCGTTCAAGCGGCCAGCGGAGAGCTGGTCACGGAATACATAAGTGCCGACTGCTGTCGTTGTGAATGACAAGCCCAACTCTTGGAGCGGGTTCATCAACAAAACGATCGAAGCACTGTTGCCATTCTGTTGAATGATAGGAGTGACGAGAGTCTTGATATCGGCCAGGATGTCGGCTGCTGTGCTGCCAGCTGATGTGCCGAGCGTCACGCCGTTGAGCAAGCCAGCGGGTGACTTGTTTGGCACTGCTGGGTTTGCAGAGATCAAGGCTGCATCGATTGCCCATGCTGTGTCGGCAACGATTTGGCTTGTGATCAGACCCTGAATCGAGGGAACGCTAACACGGCTCAGTTCTTTTGAAAAATGGCTTATCACACCCATCTTATAGCGATTCAGAATCTTGCTTGCGTAGCTAGTACGCTTGACAGGAATCAGGTTGCCTTCGCCGACAAATGAACCGGCCAGTTCACCCATCGCGCCAGCCTGGGAAGGCAAGCTAATGGAGTTGTTTCCACCGAACTGGATCGAAGTGCCGCTTGATGCCAATTGAGCGTAGAAGCTAGTAGGTTTCAATGAATCAAGAAAATCTGCATAGCCCTGACGGGTCAATTCAGCAGCCCAGCCAGCGGCCTGAGTTGTTGCAGGAGCTGTCTCAGCCTTAACGACTGTTTGCAGTTCACGATCGGACTCAAAGTAAGAACCGACCACGGACTCAAGCGACTTGCCCTGAACGTGCGAAACGAAGGCAGCAGTAGCCATCTTGGCGAAAAGCATATCCTCACCCTTGCGGCTCTTAACTGTGCCGAGGTGTTGAGCTTTGACGATTGCAGGAGCTGCAACAGAGCTGGCCAATGATTGCTCGGCGTCTTTGTATGCCTGGAGCGATTTTTCTTTCTGCTCGATCAGAGCCTTAGCAGACGAAATTTCGCTTGCTTCGACTTCTGTCAGATCACGACTGTCAGCTTCAGCGGCTTTCACCAGACCTGTGATGACGTCTTTGGCGGCGACGATTTCGCCTTCAATACTTTTGATTTTTACGGATAAGGTCATTTCTGACTCCATTGATTAATAAATGAACGGGCTGCATCGAGCCGAGGTGTTTCGACAGCGTCAGTCTTGACCTGGTCGAGCGATTCGCTGAACTCTGACCCGAACTGGGCCGCCAGAAAATCGAATCTTTTGATGGAGGTGATTGACGCCTCTGCGTTGCAAGGGATCGTCACGGCTGAAAGTTCCAGCCAATTCCACTCCTTGAACCGATAGCCACCTCCCTTGATTGGTTCGGCTTTGGTTGCGCGAAATCCAATTGATAGGCCGCGAACAAGCCCTGACTTCATCTGCCGCCAGGCTCTCTCTACATAATCAAGACCAGAGTCTTTCGCAATCTCAGCCTCGATTTCGATACCAGCGTCCGTGACGCGAGCAGTCTTGACCATGCCGATCGGAGATCCGTGGTCGTGCTGGGACAAGAGAGGAATCGGGAGAGTGAACCTTGCGCCTTTTGGCTCGACTATGTCGCCGGCGTGGTCTGTGCTTGGTGTGGAGGCGATGCCTCGGATGATCCGTTGCGAATCATCAATTGATTTGATCTCTAGTGTCGACCAGCTTTTAGTGTGCATATTCCGGCAGCTCTATTGAGCCAGCCGGATAAACCGTCGCTGATAGTTGATCGTCACGCTCGCCAGGTGGGGCGCTTTTCTGTCGCTCGGACTTGCCTGGGCGATTTCGGGCCATCATATTTGGCTCTGCGTGAGTTTGGATTGCGTAATTATCACAAATACAACAATTTAAGTCAATAAATTATCGTTATTTTTCATATACTTATCAAAAAGTGAGAATAAATGTAGATCTTTTATTGTAAATTGCTCACGAAACGTGAATATTTATGTATAATTACTACATCGCAATCACAAAGGGAGAGCGAAATGTCAGTTCTGAAGTGTGGTGTGTTTGAGCGTGAGTTGAGTTTGACGAGAAGAGGTTTAAGCAGGGCTAGTTTGGGCAGTTTTACAAATCACTAATTTAAGGCAAGGCAGGAGAAGAAAATGAGAAACACTTTAAAAGCACTTTTAGTCGTCGGCGGGTTCTTGGCAGTGACAAATGCGGCCTTTGCAAAAACGCCTGAGCTTTGCCAGTCTGCATACAGAACAGCGGAAGCAGTAATGACTCAAAGACAAAACGGTGTTCCCCTGCCAGAAATGATGAAACACGTTGACTCCCCCCAATTCAAAAACACCCGTGACCTTCTTTTGAAAATTGTTGTTGCAGCTTACGAGGTCCCAATGGTTTCAGCGCCAGAAAATAAGAAAAAAGTCGCTGAGACACTTGCCACCAAGACGATGCTTGACTGCATGAAAGTAATTAAATAATCAACTTTTACAAACTCAAGGAAAACGAAATGAAAATCGCCCGACAAATACTTTCAATTGCCCTCTGGTTGTCTTGTCTTATTGCGGTGATTATCACGCTCGCCAGCGGATTTATAACCATCGTAAGCGCATTTGAGTACTTTGAGACTGGGGCGTGGAATGCCAATTTCACAGTCACGTTCGGAATTCTTGCCACCAGCTCCTCGTTTATTGCCTCATCCATACTCGGCTGGTTTGCCACAAAAACTTGGACTAAAAAATAATGAAAGAAAATAAATTGCACGTTCTAACGCGAAACCGCACAGACGATGACAGGACTGGATGCACCTGTATTGATCACAAGACATTGCAGTACAGCTCTGGCACATGGGTTCTTAGTAAAGAAAAAGCAGAATCCCTGCTTGGTAAAAATATTTACATCCATGACGCACAGTCTGAACCATCAAAGCATGGCGGCGTTATTACAAAGGTCGTGCGAGAGGAAAGCGGACGATATACGTTTTTTTACACAGCAAGCCGTGATTGCTTTGGCGTAACGACAGGAAATTGGGGCCGCGAAAAAAGTTTTGGCGATGACCAGGGAGAATGAAATGCAAACTCTTAAAAATATTTTGACAATTATTTTAGGAATATTTGGATTATTGGTCCTTAGCGTTGCTCTGATTTTGCTCGGGATATTTTTGTTTTCCATTGATTTGCCCTCACCGCCAGAAGGTTTCTGGTGGTTCTTAATTGGGGTATTTGTTGCAGCCTGTTTGCTTGATTCAAAAAAACCAAACAATTTTGAATAGGAGATTGTGATGGCCAAGAAAAACAAAGGAAAGAGAACTAGAGGATTTACTGGTCGAGTTGAATCAAATGCCGCTGGTCACGGTGCGACTCACAGAACGCTAATGAGTCAACTTAATAAATTCAGAAGCCCTTTAAGACCGCCATTAAAACTAGAGTCAAAAATGCCGCTGGTGATGAAGCGTCTTTCTCAATCAAAATAAATTTTTTAGGTGTTTTGATGAAACAGTCTCGCGAGCCATTCAATAACAACGATATGCGACAGTCTGAAATTGCAGCCGAGCTTGGTGTCGGATGCGAGCGAGTTCGCCAGATCGAGGTCAAGGCTCTTCAAGATTTGCGACAGAAACTAAAAGAGCGCGGCATCGTTTCGCTCGATCAGCTCGTCTAATCACCCCATCATCGCGGCCGCATCAAACGAATTCTCTTCACCCACCAACTTCACGCCAATGATCGCGGCCACAATGCCGTCGATCTTGGCGTATCCCTGACCACTCAATCCAGCGTCCTTTTTTCTGAGCTTGCGACCATTGCCGTCGCTTTCAGTGATGCTCAGGTTTTGCACATTCTCATTCAAGAGCGGACAGTGCTGGTGCTCCAGGCGACCATCGGCCAGCATTGACTCCAGAGCTGTCAGCGCACTGCCCATGATGTAATCGCGCTGCGGGACCGACTTGAACTCGCAGACCTCTTGCGAGAATCTAGTTGAGAACCCGGCCACACCGCCATGCTCGTCGCCCCCGATCACAATGCTATTGGAAAGGCGCCCCATCATTCGCTTGCACTCAGCGAACACGGCCAGCTCGATGCCGCCGACTGTTTCGTGGATCTCAAGCGTCTTTTGCTCGATCGCCTCGTCATAAACTGGTTGATTCTTGCCTCCAGCTCGATCGTATCCATTGCGTGTCAAATACTGTTTGACTCGGATCTCATGGACCCCATCTGGCCGGCGTGTGACAAAGCCCAGGGCGAACGGATCATCCACGCCTCCAACGTCCACTCCGATGGCCGTGATCCCATCCCTGGGTACATCTGGCCCACACTTAGGCGCTCGCCCCCAGTATCCATGCAGGATCGACTCCGCCTCATCCTGGCGCAAATTGCTCTGGATCCCAAGCCTCTGGCTCAGAATCAGTGACAGCTGCAACCTGTCCTCGGTGTTGGCGGCCGCCTTGATCTCGTCATCCAATTCCTCGGCATCCATCGTGCCAGGCTGCTTGTCAGTGCGTAATGATGGCGCACCCCTGAACCACTGCCCTCGATCCAGCGGCGACAAGTCTGGCCGCTCCACCACAGGGAACTCAAATATCGCAGGAAAGAACTGACTGTCAACGAGTGTTCCATCACGGACCGCACGACCGAGCGACAGCAACCTCTTAAACTCGCCGACTGGTGCATCGATCGACATTGTTGAAATCGTCAAGATCCTTGCGTCGCGTCCGAAGTTTCTCGCACCCATTCGCAGCTGAGAGCAAATCTTGTCTGCGTCGCGGATCTTGGCCAACTCATGTCCCTCGTCCCAAATGATCAAACACGGCCGGCGACCGACCGCCTGGTCAAGTGAGGGACTCAGCACAACAATCTCGATCCCGCTTGGAATGTGTTTCAGCGTTCGGCTTTGCAAGTTCGTCTTGAACTCACTCTTGATCTCTGGATCCCCGATCACGGCCTCCAGGATGTGGCCAAAGATGATCCCAGCTGTTGGAACAGAACTCGCCATAATCGCCACCATCGCTCGATGGTTGATCCCGCGAATGTGCGAATATTTCGTATAGGCAATTGCGATGGCCGATGCCAGGACGGATTTCCCGCCCCCTTTGGATAACATCAAAAACGATTCTTTGTGATTCCAAAACCCTCGCAGGAATTTCGTCTGCCAGGGCAATATCACTTCAGACAACGTGCGACCCGCCTCCTTACCCTGCGAGAGCATCAAATTGCCGGCCAGCTTAATAAACAGCTCCGAATCCTCGGTCGGCGTGAAGTCAGGCAAGATGTCGGCCGCAGTCTCCGCATTAAACCAGTCCTGGTTTACGTTCGTATTGAGCTTGACCTCGTAACTCATGCCGACCACTTGGATGAAGGTTTTGCCGACTCTGGCACGTTTATCTCAGTTGTTTTTGCCATCGCATCTGAGCTGCCCACGTTGATCCCCAGCAGTCTGGTCGCTGAGTTCATGGCCGCAACAGCTTTGCTGATGGCCGATGCTGCTGGATGCGCTTTTGGTGTCCCATCTGGCCCAACATAATAGTGACCCTCGGCGTTCAGAGCCTTCTGTGCTTCGCGCAACATCGAGACCGACGACAAGTACATCTCAACGGTCGGCATCAGGTTTTCACGCCATGTGCCGGCCGCAATCAAACTGCCGACAAGCGTCTTGTAATCCTTGGCCATATCCGAACCAATAGAATCCGGCATTTTTGGCACTTTCGCCAATTCTGCGGCCGGTTTGCTCTTAATTGCAGATAATCCTGAACTCGTTTTCATCAAATTGGCTGGCATTTTATGCACTCCGATTTTTAAGTTGATCTAATAGGTTTGATGCTAAGAAATCCCTAGGAGAAGGTTTATCACGCTTCGATATCTCTTTCGGTGGTCGGTGATCAGGTGTGAGGTGATTTGCCGGATTTTCGTGATTCCCCCCCCACCCTGGCTGACCGCCCCCTAAATATTTGTTGCGATGCCGCATCGCGTCACACTTTCGACACAGCGTTCGCAGATTGGTAAGAGTGAGGGCAAGGTCTGGTCGCGCCTTGCGTTCAATGATGTGGTCAACGATCATCGATCCCTTGGTGTGTACCTTGGCGCTGCACTGTACGCACATCCAACGGTCACGCTTGAGCGCCAGCTGCCGCACTGACCTCCATGCAGCTGACGCATAGAACGGATGGGCAACCTTCTGCTTCAATCAAACCTCTTGGCTATCGACTTACCTAGCCCTATCTGTGTAGGCTGTGACTCGGACCTATCTGCTGCGATCCTCATCATCCGGTCATACTTAAACGGACGACCAGTCTCGACCAATTGCTTGGGCTTAGTCCTGCCCTGTGCCTGGTGGATGGGATAGAGCTGACAGAGTAGAGATAGGATCCGCTCTGGATCTGCATCAACCTCCACACCCAGGATGTCAATGGCCACCTCAACCATCGTGGCCCTGGGGGTTGTTCTGTATATCTCGCCAGGTCGTAGTCTCATCAGAACTGTCTTGGCGTCACTATAAAGTTGATCAATTGAACTCTTCATTATCTCTCTCTATATAACCGGATATATAAACCCTACACTTACCGCCCTTCACAATCGGCCCACGCTCAATGACCAGCCTGTCGATGAGTGAGTCATCCTCGATTAGTCCTGCAAACGTCAGCGCATCGAGTAGGCTCTTGGCCCCATAGTTGTCGATGTCGCGCTTTCTCTTATCTGGTGGGTAGAGCATCACCCCGACTGCGAGGCGACCATCAGGTGCCTTCTCACCATGCAGCCTGGCACTGACCTCGACTGCCTGTCTGAATGCCACACCTTTTGGCGAGACGTAATGGCGGCCGCGAGCGACCCTCCAGTGGGTATTGGTCGAGTTCGGGAAAGGCAGATCGATGATCAGCACTTGGCCACCTCTGCTAAAACTTCTTTCCGATCCCTGTTGAAATACCTTTCCAAATAGAAAAGATTCCCTTCCTGGATCTGCCGACTCGGTCTGGCCGAAATAACGAATCTCGCGCAGCATCGCAAGCAAGATCGGAAGTTGTAGATCGGTCCGGCGCAGTTGTGATCTAGCACTATATTTTCCTTAGTAATGTTGTTTTGTACCCTTGTACCCTTTAGTACCCTTATTTCCTATTAATACGTTTAGATATATATCTACCTATTACTACCTATATTTCTATTTATTAATTAATAGATATATAAGGGTACAAAGGGTACAAAGGGTACAAAGCATTGAAAACATTGATCTTTTTTGAGTACCCTTATGTACCCTTTGTACGCTTCAATCACTGAAACGGATTTTCATCCTCAATTTTTTTGTAGGCCTTAGTAAACTTTCCGTTTTTCTTTACTGTGACCCTTGTGTACCCTAGTCGCTTCAGCGCATCCGAAATCCGATGCTGGGATGCCCTACTCACTTCAATATTTGGAAACAATTTGTCTGTGACGTCTTTCAGCTTGAACCCATCAACAGCGACAAACTGACTCATGTTTAAGACCTCCTCGATGCTGTCCATCGCCCAATCGTCGTGCTGGGTGTGTTCTTCCTGGAACGATTCGGACAACCTGGCGGCCACTTCCCACATGACCGAATTCTTTCGATACATGGCGGCCGCTTGCGCCCAGATCTGCTCGATGTCGTTTTTGATCTGTGCCGGCTTACATGACGAAATCACCCTCAATGGCAACCAGCGCCGATTTCCCGTCACATCAATCAGGAACTCGTCCTCGTTTGTTGTCCCGAGGAACACGCATCGCCTGGGCATATTCTTGGAATGTTCCACGAACTTGGGCGTCCATTCCTCATGCGTCCTGGTGATCCAAGCCTTGATCCACTCGCTGTCCTTGGTTTTCAGGCCACGAAGCTCACCCAGCTCACCGATCAGCTTGCCGCGCAATTGACGAGCCAGATCCGAGTCTTTGCGGCCAGACAGGTCGATTTCAGCAAATGAGTCGTTTATGGGGGCGAGTGCTTTGACGCCAGACGTCTTGCCGATACCCTGGCCGCCAAGCAGAACCGGGACCATGTCTGCCTGGACACCAGGCGTCAATACTCGCCCGGCCATTGCGGTCACAAAGTACTCGCTGACCGCTTGCTCGTATGGAGACGGCTCAACACCAAAATAAACAGAAAAGAGGCGTGAGCATCGATCTACGCCATCCCAGGTGAGTGAATCCAGCCAGTTGATCGCAGAGTCAAACGACTTCTCGTGCATGATGTGACGGACCACATCTTTGATCATATTGATCGATGGCGTCTTAAATCCGAGCGCCTCCATATCCAGGGCAAACCGGACATAATCGGTATCGTCAAATCTGCGCCACTGGCCGGCCTCCTGGATCATAGGAACGTCCAGAAACCGATCATGGCCGACGTCATAGTTGGACAAGACGATATGCAAGTTCGTCCAGCTGTTGGTGATCTTGCCGTTTTTGTCGACGCTCAGATTCGAGACATCGAACGCGCCAGATCCTGCGACATTGTTTGACGCACCGCCAACAATCTGAGACCCGCTTATTGGTGTGTTGTCATTGAAATAAACATCATCTGGAGGCTCTGGCCGCTCGTCTGCTGCAAGCTCATCCATTTCTTTGATTGCATCCTCAACTCGGCCAGAGTGATTCAGGACAACGTGAGCCACCCAGGCATCAAACGTGCCATGCAGCGGATCCGAGGCGTGGTCAGACCGCCAGAGATCGGTCCTGCCGGGGATTGGTCGAACACCAGGCTCACCCGTCGCCGTACTCGGGAAATACCTCTCGGTTTTCTTGTCGTACCCGTAGCCATGAACCTCCAGGATCGATGCGACTGAATGGGTGCGATTAAATGCGCCGCGATAGCCAGCCGCAGGAAACGCCAAGACGGTCCCGTTGCGCCCGGTGCTGATGGCCAGAGCTGGTGCGACAGGCTTGTTAAGATGTTCGGCGATAGCAAAGAAAAATATCTCTTGTTGCTTGCGATAGAACTCAATGTCGGTCGAGCATTTTTGCCACCAAGTCAAGAGATCATCGGGCAGCCCAGGCTTGTCGTCGAGCCTTTTGGTTGATGCGTATTTCTGAGTGCAAATCTCGCCGTCTCGGGTCGTATAGACAAGCCCTGGGACAACGTCTTGCAAGTTATCACTCGCGGCCCGGAATTCGATCACTGTGCCTGTGTTTTTGCTCGAGAATTTAAGCCAGGAAATATCTGGCTCCTCAGAGAATACTGATCGGCCACCTGACCCCGATCTGCTGGAGCTTGTTCTTACGCCGAGGTCCATGATTTGCTCAAGGTCAAACCCGAGCGCTCTCATGCCGACGACAGCCAGATCCCGGTTGTCTGGGTCGATGCTGCATGCCTGGTTAGGCGCAAGAGGAAAGCCATATCCTGTGGCCGTCGGATCAATGCTGGTGGCGCGTCGCTTGTTCCACTCTAAGCCCTCAGGAGCTTTTGAGTTTGGTTTGAGCTTAACTAACCACACCCCAGCATCTAGCAGCCTTCGTGCTTCTGCGAGATCTGGTCTTAGCATTTTGATCCTTTCGAGGCGTTGCAGGATTTACACAACAATTGATAATTCGCCTGATAGGCGTGATATGCGATCCAGTCGGCCTCGACGGCCTGATCCTTAAAGAACCAGCCAGCACCTTTATTCTCTTCACGCTGAACTATTTCTGGCTCACCGTTTACGCGCAACCATCTGCTGGCGATGTGATCAAACGATGTGTCCTTATGGTCCAGCTCAAGCGGGAAATCGTAATTGCACTGATCTGAATCATTCGCACAGACCGGAGCGACCTCGAGCAAGATTTCTCTGATGTCTTTCGTGTCTGTGTAGACCGACATCCGCATCGCTTTTTTAATGACCTGAAGGCTTGATCGCGGAGATATTGCTTTGTTCCAGCTGATCGAGTCCCAGACGCTGTCTTTACACGCCCAGAGGTGAGCATCATCATTCGGAAAATCTTTATTTACTCTTCTCTCGTATAAATCAAAGCTGCGATCGAGTAACGTGTTCAAGGTCTCGACGTCGTGTTTTTCAAAAAGGACGCCAGTTGGGTATCGGCGAATGAGTTGGCCGACAATGGCCTTTCTGTCTTTCTTGGTGATCGCCTTGATGGGTGCGTTATTGTTCAGCATTCGATCACCGCTTTGCATATAATGGTTTCCGTCATTTATTTACTTCCTTAGATTTGAGTAATGACCACGATCCAGGCAGTTACAGCTGCGCTGGGTCATTTTTTTGTTCTGATGCTCTGATACGAACGAACGGAAGCGGCCAAATATCTGGTCTAAGTCTGTGACGCTGAACGCCGACGGCTTGCTCGATGAGAATTGCTTGCTTGAGTGGGACTTGGCCTCTGGTTTCCCACATAGAGAGTGCGCTTGATGCGACCCCGATCATTCCTGCTAGTGCTGTCTTGGACCCAGCAATTTGCCAGGCCTCTCTGAACGCCTCTTGTCCTATCACGCTTCGCTCCTTATTTATGACGTAGCGTGAGCATAATACACATAATGCCAATAATTGACAATTATCAAATGAAAATGCATTGGGCTGGATATTCACATTTAGTGAGGGTAGAATAAAGACTTGTAAATAAGCTATTTGGCTAATAGAGATATGAAATGATTACCATCGGCGAACGGATCAAGATGATCCGCAAACAGCGAGGCATCAGCCAAATTGAGCTGGCGCGTAGGCTCGGCTGGCAAAACTCGCGTATGACAAATTATGAAAAGGGCCATCGAGCGCCAAGCCTTGAAGTGTTGAAGCTAATCGCCAAGGAATTCGACTGCACGATCGAAACGCTTGTTGGCCAAGACTCTGTCAACAACCTTCTAAGCATTGCAACGATGCGACGAGTGCCATTAATCTCTTTTGACCGCGCCGCCGACTGGGTATCTTCCAATGGTCGGGACATAGACGCGGACAAGGAGAAGCAAGTGGTTACCTATTCAAGCAATCCAAGTCTGTCAGCATTTGCGCTGACTGTCACCGGCGACTCAATGAGCGCACCAACAGGCACATCTTTTGATGAAGGCTGCACTATTATCGTGGACCCAGAACGAACACCCGTAGAGGGAGATTTCGTTGTGGCCCGTGATCCAGAAACAAAAAAGGCGACGTTCAAGCGCCTGGTCAATGATGCCGGCCGCTGGTACTTAAAGCCGCTCAATGGGTCTTATCGCATGACCAGTATTGAGAGCGTGAGCGAGTCGGTCATTGGTGTTGTCATCGAGAGCATTCAGAGCCAAAAGTTCTGATTTAGCCGATCGCACCACAGCAAAAGACAGCCTCCGGGCTGTTTTTTTTGCGCTCAAAATGTGAGTTTAAGTAAGTAATTTCCCCAACTAGACTCAAAAAACAACAAATAAAAATAAAATATTTCGCAATTCGTGAGTATTTCGCTTGCACATAGCTCACACTTCGCATATATTCCCTATCACTTATCGTGAGCAAAACGGGAGATATCAATGCAAGACGAAAAGATTCCAATGAGTGCATATTTCGGCGCCGCCGCTTTTGTGGCCGCCCTTTACTTAGGCTTTGCTCTATTGGCCAGCCTGGTCCCCTAAATGCGGATCCGCCCTTACAGAGAGGAACAAGACATCCTCCACGCAATTATCAGCGGATATGAATACGACGGCTTATTGCCGCAGGACTGGGCGGAAGTGCTTTTCAGAGATAGCGATTTGTTTGCTGACACGCCCCCTGAATTACAGCTCGAAATGATTCGGTATTTAGCGAAAGACGAGCGATTTAAAGAACTGATCTTGAACCAATTGAATAGCTTTTTATGAAGGGTAAATCGACACCCAAAAGTCGAAAATTTATAGGAGTTGTAAATGGGTTTTCTCGCAAAAGACACCGGCGGATCCGGTGATTTTAAAAAAGTTCCTAATGGCGTTTACATCGGCAGATGTTTTCAGCTTCTAGACTTCGGAACGCAATTGTCCACCGGCCAATTCGGGGAAAAGCAAGTCCACAAAATCCGCATCGGATTTGAGTTATTTGGTGAGGACGAGGAAGGCTCTCCCCTCGTCGTGGACATAGACGGAAAGCAGATGCCGATGACAATTGGCCTGACAATCAATGTCAGTCTGCATAAAAAAGCCGGCCTCAGAAAGATCCTTGAGCAATGGCGCGGCAAACCCTTCGCAGAAGTAGAGGCCGAAGGTTTTGATGTAGCCAAATTGCTTGGTGCTTACGCGATGGTGAATTGCACCCAGAGCGAGGGCAAAGAAAACAAAGTTTACACAAACATTGCAGGACTCTCCCCTATTCCTGGTGCGTTGAAAAATTCAAAGCCGGCCGGCGTCCATGAGCTTCAAGTGTTCGATCTCGACAGCCCGACAGATGAGGCATTTGAAGCGCTGCCCCAGTGGGTACAAAACACGATCAGCCAGTCGCCGGAATATGCGAAATGGCGTGGACTCAAGACTGCTCCCGCTCCTGCTGCCCCCGTTGTTCATGCTGGCAACTCATTGGTCGATATGGCCGACGATCGGCCTTTTTGAGGTGACTGGCCATGATTTGCTCTGTTGAATCTTGCAATAAACCAAAACAAAAGCGGCAGTGGTGTGACGTTCACTATCGGAGGTTTATGAAATATGGTGATCCTCTGATAACCAAAAAACGCGCTAATGGTGAGGGGTTTAACTCACTCGGATACATCGGATATCAGATCAACGGAGTAAAAAAATTTGAACACGTTTTAGTGGCCGAGAAAGCATTGGGAAAAGAACTTCCGCCTGGTGCTGTCGTTCACCATGTAAACGAAATCAGATCAGACAACAGGCCAGAAAACCTTGTTATTTGCCCGGATCGCGCTTACCACAATCTTATCCATGCACGAATGAGAGCGATGGATGCTTGCGGAGATCCTAATAAGAGGTTTTGTAAATATTGCAAACAATATGATGATTTAAATAATCTAAAAAAATATGTAAACGGAACATCAGGAATTTATTTCCACCCTCAATGTTTAACAAAAAATAGTCAATTAAAAAGGGAAAGATTGAAATGCTTGTGTTCATAGATATCGAAACTTGCCCCGCACAGAACATCGAGATCATCGAGCTTCTGGCGGCCGAGTCGGTTGCAGAAAAGGCTGCAATTAAACCCCCGTCCAATTACAAGGACGAGGTCAAAATTGCAGAGTACATCGCAGCCAAGAAACTCGAGATCGATGCTGACTTTGAGAATCGTTATCGAAAGACTGCGCTCGATGGTGCTTATGGCCAGATCGCCGTGATCGGTATTGCTGTCGACGATGCAGAGCCAGTCGTCTTTTACCAGGACGACTGGCGCAACACTGAGAAGCAGATCCTCGCTGATGCTTTTGAATACTTACGATCGAACTTCGATCCGACTCAGGATCGTCGTCCCGTATTCGTTGGCCACAACATCAGCGGGTTCGATTTGAGGTTCATCTTTCAGCGATGCGCCGTCAATTCGATTGCACCACCCTCGATGCTCCCGCTGAACGCGAAATCATGGTCCGAGTCGATTGCTGACACGATGACCATGTTCGCAGGATTCGGCAATCGGATCAGCTTAGACAAAC